TGGTAAGGTTAAGCAAGACCTCGAACTTGGTATGCGATTGACTGAGGTCATAATGCCAAAACCTCCAAAGGAATTAGACAAATAACGGATGCCAGCGACTCTCGACGTATCCAACCCAGACCTATGGGCGGTCAAATACTTGCCAGCCTTAAACCGTCCTAAAACGTACAACGTGTTGTATGGGGGTGCAGGGTCGGGCAAGTCTCAGACCATGATTCAGCTATTTCTAGCGGAGATTTGCAATCACGTACTCAATCAGAACCAGACGTTTTTCGTGATTCGTAAGGTAGCTAGTACGCTGCGTAATTCGGTTTTTGCGGACTTTAGAAACAAGATATCAGATTGGGGTATTGAAGGGCTGGCACAGATGCGGAGCGGCTATTTGGAGGTAGTTAGTGGGACAAATAAGATAGTGTTTTTAGGGTGCGATGACCCAGAAAAACTGAAGTCACTAAGTCAGGCTAAAGCAATTTGGATAGAGGAGGCTACAGAGTTGACGATTGACGATTTCACCCAGATAACGCTGCGATTGCGTGGAAGGTCAGCCCAACCTAAACGGTTCTTTCTGACGTTCAATCCTGTAAGTGATTCCCATTGGATAAAGCAAAGGTTCTTTGATAAACCACCAGAGGCCGAAAGGGATAGTATCCTAACTATGCATGGGACGTACTTAGATGCTCTCGACTTCTTAGATGCCGACTACCCTGTTAGGATGGAAGCACTAAAGGACGTTAGCCGTACATACTACGAGGTCTATGCATTGGGGATGTGGGGCGTATGGGATAAAGAAAGCCTATTTGCCAGCAGTTTCCAAGCGGAGAATCACACTATTGATGCGGTCATTAAAGCCTTACCTAGTGTACCTTTATACCTATCTTTTGACTTTAACGTGACCAACACTTGTGTGGTTTGCCAGTACCTAAAGAACACTAATGATGCCGACAACTATGCAACTGTGAACGTATTAAAGGTCTATCGAATAGGCGACCTAGCGACCTTATGCCAGACGATAAGGGCAGAGTATCCCGACTTCACGTATGTAGTGAATGGCGATGCCAGCGGAGGGAATCGAAGTGCCTTTACACAGGACAACCTGAACGCTTACCAGTTAGTAGTAAATTACCTTTCGATAAGCGACCTACAAGTGCAAGTGCCAAGGGCTAACCCTAGCCATATCGCCAGTCGATTGGTTACCATCCTCTTCTTTCAAAAGTGTATAATTCGAATTAGTAAGGTCAACTGTGACATCCTCATAACCGACCTAAAGGAGGCCAAGGTTAGCCGAAATGGAAGCCTTGACCCTTGGAAGAATGAGAACCCTGATAAGTCCCATGCATTGGATGCATTCAGGTATTTTGTTTTCAGTAACTTTGCAGAGATTACCACTAATTATAATCTCGAAAAATTCAATGGTGCAGGAGTGTTGTTTTAATTATTTCGGGCCATGTACTGGCCTCCAACCTTGTTTCGAATATCTATCAGTCCGACTACCCGATACCTACACAGAGGCTGATGTGGTGCTAAAATTCAATAAGGCAGGACAAGGTAAAGGCATTACCATAAGGGTCAGCCTATCGACTGGGGGCGGCTGGGCGGTAGTGCCTATTGAGTCAGTGCCTGATGGATTCTTTAACCCATTCACGCAGTACAGAGTTGAATTTTGGGGCAATAATGGCTACACTCTTGAGTCCTTTATCGCAAAGGATGGCAAGAATTATGATGGTATTGATTTCTACTTTGACAACTGCGTAGAGAGTCAGCAGTACATCACTCTAAACGCAATAAACGACCTATACAATGATTGATTATGATTTTAGAAATAAGTGTGGTAAGGGTAGGGGGTGCAGCGTGGTACGACTTCCTATCGACGATAAGCCTGTTGATGTTTTCGGGGCTACTCAGTTCAGCGTTTTCTGTGTTCATCCAGTTCATTCTGGAAGACCACCCTATTGGAAGGTGGTACGTTGGGATGTTGACGAAGCTACCGACCTACATAGGCAAGCCGTTGGGTGAGTGCATTTTTTGCAGCGGTAGCTGGCAATATTTATTTATTAGTTTTTTCGTTTTCAACATATCATTCAATCTATGTTTAATTGGTTTAGGGGTAAACTACATACTGACGTTATACCTAGTACACAAGACCAACCAGTGGCTGAGTCGGCTGGGGAAATAGGCATTCCAGTCTATAAAGGAGTCGCCCCAAAGGAGCGTTATGACCAAATCGAGTTCGCATTTAGGTCTGGGGGGGTTGACTATTTCAAGTTCAATACAGAGGTCAACATTCCATTTCAGAGGGCTATAGCGGCCAAGGAAATACTTACAGAGGAGTTATGGCAGATTAACCCAAAGGTCTTAACAGGATGGACTGAGAGCCTTATTGGAGTGATTACCGACGATAAGAAGAAGGTTGACAAAAAGCTATTTGAGATAGGCGTATTAGCCCAGCGATTAAAGGAGCAAATGGAGTTGAGCCATAGCTTAGTTAGGCAGCTAAAACTGGCTACAGTGCTATACTTTGATGAGCAAGAGAACCCCTTAGATTATCAGTATCCGTATAACAAGGCCAAGCTAGAGCATTGGTCGAAGTATAACGACATACCTGATTTTTTTTTGAATCTGCCAGAGTATGCCTTACTACCCTCTGGGACAGAATTGGTACAGAATTTTCCGAACTATTTACAAGCGGAAAGCAAACTACTAATAAGCCAACTGAAGCATATTATTACCAGTTTGCCATTAGACGATTCAAACAGAGATTTGAGGAAGGACTTAATTGGACAGATGGAGACCTTAGACGTTATAAATTTATGGTCGAAAGACCAGTCTACGAGTATTACCTAGCCTACAGTTATTTCGTAAAGGAGCAAAAAAAAGAGAGGCTAAAAACCTCTCGTAAGACCTAGCTAGACTTCCAGACTTGCCAGCCATCCAGTTCGACGTAGTTATCTTTTACTTTTATCCAGTTGAACTCCATACCATCACGGTGTACGGCTGGCTTTTGAGTGCCTTTCGTGACACAGTAGTATGAATCGTCTACAGACCACACTGGGAGGCTAGTTCGTCCTATGTGGTATCTGTACTCTCTGACCTCTGAATTATCCATTCCTAGGTGTGTCGCAATTGCTGCAATACTTGTTTTCATAGTTCTATATTTTCGGATTTCATCCACTGTACCAAGTCCACAAAAAGCATCATGTGCTGACGAGCGGTTATCGTGTTCATGTAGTATGAAGAGTTTAACCGTAAGGCGTAGGTCATTGCGTCTATCGACTCCCCTACTTCGGGCAACCAGAGCATAGCATCACGCTTATCCTTGAAAGGCTCAACTGGTTCTAATTTTTCTAGGTTTTCCATAGTGTTAAAATTTCAAAATTCGTTTGATTCTCTGACTACCAACTTGACAGTCTTTATCGGCATTATCGAAGTAATGGCGAAAAACATCGTGTCCTATTTTTCGCATTTTGTAATTCTTAGTGCCGAATTGCATACCAGCTACGACATCCATTTTGACATCTTTATAAAACTTGGTTTTGATTCCTTCCATTTTTTTGAAGTGTTAGAATTTGTTGCTGCTCCGTTGCAGTGATACAAAGGTAATAATGATTTCGATAAGTGCAAGAAATATTTTTAATTAATTTATGATGTATTGTTAAGTCGCTTATAACCAGTAAATTAAATCCGAAAAAGTTTTTAATTATTTTTCTCGTTAGATTTGCGAAAAGGTAAAATCATGGCATCAGAGGTTTATATTAAGTATACGGTCGATACTGCCGACTTACAGAAAGCACAAACGGCATGGGATAAACTGACACAAGAGGAACAAGAGTCTTTAGATGTGCTGAAAAAGTTCGGTGATGAACTGCAAAAGGCCACAGAGGAGGCTGCGAAGGCTGGCAAGAAAATGAAAGACCTAGGCTCGATTGACAGTCTGGCTAGGCTAAAGGACAAGGCGGCTCAACTGAGAAGGGAGTTGGAGCTACTCTCTCCGAAGTCGGCTGAATTTGCTAGTAAACTCAAAGATTTAAAGGGGGCAGAGAAAGACCTTAACGCAATGTCGAAGGCTACAGGCAATGTCAGTGGTGGCATGGGTGGCATTATGGGCATGGCTGGGAAACTAATCCCGATTCTAGGGGCA